CCCCCCCCTAATTCTGCTAATTTCGTGATTAATTACTTCAGAAATTCGGGTACTTATCAATTGCTTACCGCCCATATACTGCATTTTTACATCGTCCTTAAAATCAATCTTTTAAAGTCGTATACTTATTTCTATAACCCATACAGTCTCCGTTACCATTACCTTTAACATTCTTTTTACAAACCATGTACCACATCTTTGGATTTGTGAATTTGTCGTCAAAATGTATACATCTGGTACACAATCCATCAAATTCGTATTCTGGACACCTAGAGATGGCAAAACTTTCAATCCCGTTTGGTAAAACTGTATTTTCAGCTATCCATCCATCGACTGGAATAAGTTGTGAACTCCAAGAGCAGTTTCCACACGCTTTAGCGCAACTGAAACAGAGTTGGTCATTACTATACATATATGTCTCCCGTTCTCACCTTGCTACTATTATACCATAGAACGAATGATTTGTCAAGCGGGAGACATATCCAACGATTACATGATTATTTGTTCATATTTATTGAGATACCAACTTTTTCTGCCATTATATTCCTTTACAGACAACGAACGTGGGTTTACTTTTATAACATTATTTTTCACGACACGACAGGATTCGTAAACGTTTGGATAAACAAGAATCTCTGCTTTCTTTCCAGTCCCAATAGATAATGTTTCAAATGAATATGCCCATACTTTACCAGTCTTTTTGCTGTTAAGTTGTCTAACATCTAGAAGCAATAGTTTAGTTCTATCGGCTTCTTCATTTGTCCTAAAATCTATATATCCAACATATTCTTGTTGCCATACTATTTTTTCGATGATAGAAAAATCGCTGTTGTGTATAACTCGTAGATATTCTTCAACTTCTTTTAGTATCGCCTTCATATCTAAGTCAACGTACTTTTTAGCTGTTTCACGGCTGTGCCTTTTGAATATTCCCTCAAACACATCAGCACCATCAAACTTGCCTTTCCCAATCATTTTTGATTCTCCAAATTGCTCATAAAATCTGTATACGTTTAATAAATATCTGGAATTTCCAAATTCTTTAAAGAAATCAAGTTTGATAAGAATTTCTATTTGTCTAGAGTTTATATGCTTGCTATCAAGTGAAGCCAACAAATCTATAAATCCATCATACTTTTCATTTCTTAAACTAAACAAATATTCTGCGGTATCTGGACTAAGATATTTGATAGAAGCTATTCCCTTGTATATGGCAAAATGTTCTTTGTCCATATAATAGTTTGAACGAGAATGTCTAAATTGTGGTTGAAATATTCTTACTCCACGCCGTTTCGCCATTTCATATACTACTTTGGTTTTATCTTCTTTATCTGACCAAACGTTAAAACATGTTGCTATAAACTCTAATGGATAATAATGTCTAAGCCACCCACAAGCATAGCCTATAAAAGAATAACTGTCGGAATGATTCCAAGAGAACGCATAACGAGTGGCATCTAAGATACATTGTAGTATTGGTTCTATGATTCTTTGACAATCACTATCTGTAAGATGATATTTGTCTTTCGATGTTTTTATAAAACCATTTCTGATTTCTGGAAGCAACTGCTCAGTGCCCTTTTTCTTCGCTATTGCTTTTCTCGCTTTATCAGCCATGTTAAGACTGTATCCGCAAAACTTCATCAAGAACTTCATAATATCTTCTTGAATGATACAATAACCAAGTTCGGGTGCCAATAATCTATCTATCGCCTCAACGCCAGTCTCATTAAAAATTCCTGCGGATGCGTTTTCTCTGATAGATGCTCCACATGGTCGAATTAATGCGTTTCCAAAACTAAACAGCTTCAAATACGAAATAGATGGCATTTTTTCTTTTATAATTTTTATTGTTTCATCAGAAAATAATTGACGCAACAACTGTCCACCAAAATCTGATTCGTACTGGAATATACAAGAATTATCATCTCGAATATCTTTCCATACAGCCCAATCATCCAAATCTATATTATCTGGATTAACTCTTTCTATTCCAGCTAACTTACATGTCTCATTTATAATACCGACGTTATCCAAACCCAAACAGTCCAGCTTCGTCCACCATCCGGCATCAAGCCCATACATGTCCAAAGATGAAACAGGATGGTCAGTTGTAGAAAGGGTAAACAATCCTATTTCTTCTTCTATATTTCTTGTTGCGCAAAGTACGCCAGCGGGATGCGTACCAACTGATACAATCGTCCCAGCTATCAAGTCAACATATTCAAATATATCTGGATAATCTTTTTTTAGTTTGTCGTCAGCAAATTCTTCTTTTTTATCATTTATAGAAAGTCTCTTTTTAATGTCCCTCGCATCATCCAAAGAATAACCAAGCGCTTTACATACATAATCAATAGCACCACGAACGGCCACTGTACCAAAGGCGGCAATCTCTGATGATTTAATCAAGTCATTTGTCAATAAAAAATTTCTTGTTTTTGCTCTGTCGGGGTCATAATAGTCCGAATCTATATCAGCGTTGCTTTGTCTATCTGGGTTAGCAAATCTAAAGAAATTCAGATTGAATTTGATGCTGTCCATTTCGGTTATCCCAAGAAGATACGCTATCATACTTCCAGAAACAGAACCTCGTCCCGGACCAACAAACACTCCATTTTCATGTTCCCAGTTTCTAACATATGTTTGGAACAACATAAAATCTTCCATGTTTGTCTTATGATAGACTTCAAGCTCGGCATCCACCCTTTTCAAAAGTCCCTCTTTTGAATGATTTTTAAGAGCATATGGATGTGTTTCGACTGCCTTATAAACAGTTTCTTTAAAGGCTTTTTCAGAATCTTTATATAATTTTGGATATTTGGGCGAAGTATCCAACGCGAACTCTTCAACACTATCTCTGACAACACATGTGTTCGCTATTGCTTCTTTTACTACTTCTTCATCTAATACGCCCTGTTTCCTATATGCCTCCAAAAGTTCGTCATATGTCTTAAAGGTTAAATCCCAACCATCTTCACCCTCGAAATAAACCTTCTTAGACTTTTGTAAAATAACTCTTGCTTTTGCTAATTTTTCGTTGAGCGAATGCGTATCAGTTCCAGCAATCAGTCTTACGCCAGTCTTATGCGATAAATCTTGTAAATATAAATTATATCTACACTGGTCGTCTACACAATGGTGTTGAATCTCAAAAAAGCATCTATCTCTATGTTTTGTGAAATATTCTATTACTCTTTGTTTTACTTCATCGGTTCCGTCATTTAATGGGCCACCCAAACAAGCACTTGTCAAGATTATGTTTTCGCTCAACGATTCCATTTCATCAAGCGTAATTCTTGGAGAGTAATAAAAATGGCCATCTTTTCTATTATTGGATATTGTAACCATACGATTTATTTCTTTAACGCCGTCCCAATTCTTGGCAATTGCTATCATATGGTAGTTATCTCGAACCTTGTTATCTTTGTTTTCTGTCATATAAAGCTCAATGGCATGAACATATTTCATGCCAGAGGCTTCAATCAAAGACTTTTTAGTTGCCCAATTAAGTATATTGCCATGCTCGCTAAACGCCAGAGCCGACATTCCACACTTTTTCGCCATGTCAACATACATTTCTATTTTAGTTACAGAGTCAATATTCGTTGTACAGCTACTATAATCGCTATGTAGGTGATATATAAAGATATCTTTCATCATTTTTTAATTTCTCCAAGCACTTCTATCGTCTTATCTGGATACTTTATATTGCTCACCAATGTTCGACTAACACACTCTGGGTATATAATTTTATTTTTTCGTTCCCATTCATAAGCATAATCGTGTTCTTTGGAATCAGAATACACTCTATAACTCTTTCTGTCGAAATACAGTTTGACTTCTTTATCAATAAGTCCCGTTTCTCTGTCTTTGATACATCTTATTAATGTATTATACCCGTCTGGGTCGTCCCATAGAATTTCAACGCTAAAAGCTCTATTACAACATTTAAGAATATCACTTGAACCAGCAATATCGTCGCCACCAATTTCCTTTACGCCAGCGGCAAGTTTTCTGCTATGGGCAACTAAAGCAACTCTAACAGGGAAATTATTTGTAAATGTTTTTAGATTTATTACGAAATTCTTCTGCTTTTCGTATTTATCATCACCATATTCCTGTGAACAATCAACAGTCAGGAGAGAGTCAACGATGAAGTTTTTTACACCATATCGTTTATAAGAATACTCCATTGCTTGTAAGATTGATTTTGAGTTTGTATCAAATTCGTTGTTGTCATTATACACATACACAGAGTCTCTATAAAACTCTTTAATTGCTTTAGCGGCATCTGTCGTCACAGCATATCCATTTGGACGCCCCTCTTTACTGTTATCGAACTCTTTTATATGCCTACTAGATGCCAACGGCTTAATCACATTTCCGAGAAGAATACCGCTTGGTATTTCACCACTATATATGAACACCTTTTCTCCTGCTTCTAATGGAGCGGCAACAAACATTGTGTTAAGGATACTTGATTTACCATTGCCAGATTTACCAGTTAATATCGTAAGTGAGTTTTCAAAACTTCCAGAAAACACTCTGTCCATAGCAGAAAATCCACTTGATATTCTTGGCATATCTTGCAGCTGTATTTCTTCAACATCCATCAAACGTTTAACTTGTGGGTTATCCTCAAGTTTAGCACTGGCAATCATGTCAATGACTGCCGATGGGCCACATGCTACAAGCACGTTGTTGGCATCTACTTTTTTATAGTCTTTATTTTCGTCTAAATCTATATTTTTTACTACTTTTCTAAAGTATGACTCTACTTGTGCCTGTATTACATCATTTTTTGGTACTACTTTTGTTCTATAAACTCCAAGCCTTTGTACACACTCTTTTATTGCGTCTTGCCCGGCTTTATCATCATCAAACCAAAGTATTATTTCTTTACATTTTTCAAGAACATCAAAATTGAAGTCAATCCAGTTTTTATCTCCCGCACCACCGGGAATTGAAACTGTATTTATATATCCTGCTTCTACACAAGCAAGTCTATCATTTAAACCCTCGACTATAACAAGTGGTGTATCGTAGTTTATTCTATTAACACCATATAGCAAAGCACATACGCCAGCATTTTGTTGCCAGAACCATTTTGAGCCTTTATCAGAGTTTCTGTGCGCGCTAGACACCCTATATTTAGTCTGTATAAGTTTTCCTGTTCTATTATAAAACTGATAAGCAATATTTCCATGCAAATCCTGTTTTACATTACAAAGGTCTAATGTACCTTCTGATATTCCTCTCGATTTTAGATATTTTTCAGCAATGTTTCTGTCGGTATTTACTTCATCTTTAGAGCATTTAAAGTCTTTGAAAACATCTTTATCTTCGTCAAGTTCAAAGTCGCTTGGGTCATATTTCATACCAGCGTTCATAAACAATTCTTCAACTGCTTCTAAAAATGATTTATTTTTATACTTCATACTGAAATCTATGTAATCCATAGTTAATCCAGTAGCAAAACATTTTAGGCAGTTTCCCTCTTTGAACCAATGAGCCGATGCTGTTCTTTCCTGTTTGAATGGTGATTTACATACCAATTTTTCTTTATCGAAATCTTCAAGAGGAATCTCTTTGGCCATTATTTCAAACGCGGTTATGCCCAACATTTCCTTTGCTTGTTCTATTTTCTCTCTGCTTATCATACTTCATCCGTCCTTATTATATCACAAAGGTTGAAAAATGTCAAATTGTATCAGTAACACATGTATCTCTTGCCGAACACAAATACGAACAAAAGAAGTCGTTTTGTGTTTTTGGAAAGTCTATTTCGTCATATATAAGTCTTATTGTATTTCTAATCCAATCATATGTTTCTTCTAAATCCTCTTCATTGAAACATATTTCTTGTGTTATATTCTCTTTGAATTGCTCAAAAACAAGTTTATAAGGGTACTCTCCATACATTTCTTTCAATGCTATCGCATAGATGTATAACTGCCTCGTGTAATCGTGTAATTCTTCTTTGTTTTTGAATTTGCCCTTAGATTTATAATCAGTAACTATGAACCCATTCTTATCTCTTGATACTTTATCAATATATCCAATAAACTTTCTAGGTTTATCCATAACGTCGATTGTAAATTCAAACTTTACTTCTGCCCCAATTATTTCTTCATCGGGATTATCTTTAATATTTACAAAATAATCGTATCCTTTATTGAAATATGATTCATTTAAATCAACATATTTATTTGGTGGGGCTTCTTCAGTTACATTTGAGTAATAGTTGTCGTTATAATAACTTGCTAGTTCATATATTTCAAGCTCTCCTTTATTATATTTTTCAAATACTGAATGAGCAAATGTACCATACTGTGAAAAAAAGTTCTCTCGTTCACTCCTTTTCATTATATATGTGTAATACCACGCTCTCTTACATGTGTAAAACCCATTTAGTCTTGAAAACGACCAAACCATATCATCTATAATATCATGTCTTATTTCTTGTTCAAGTAGAATCATTTAATCACTCCTTTTAAGGAGGCCGAGAAGCTGTTAAACCTCTCGGCCATATATTATTAATACATCTTAGAACGGCAAATCAGGCTGTTCACTGTCCAAATTATCATCTGTCGGTTTTGATGCCGCCGCAGTAGCGCTTGCCACAGTTTCAAAATCAAATACGGTTACGTTGTAGAAATATCTCGCGTTACCATTAGCATCAGTCTTATCACTTTTTTCATGTGTGATAGTACCAGAAACAATTTTGATTCTGTCTTTTTCCTTCAACGCTTTAGCACCAGCAAGAGCGTTTCCAACAAAAGTGGCTCTCCAAGAAGAATTAGCATACTTAGGACGTCCGTAATCGTCTACTTCTTTGAGCTTTCTACCTGTACTCAAATTACATGCTACAAACTTTTCATGGACTTCCGGCTCGAAAATTGTTGCGTAACTATCTTTAATCTGCAGACTCATAAATTATTTAACCTCTTTCAGTTCATTAATAATCGTATTTGCCACATCAACATCTTTTATTGATGTAAAGTTCTTACTTGTATGGTGCTTAGAAACAATAGCGTACAGGAGTTCCTTATCTACACCAGCTTCAATTTTATTCGCAAAGATTGAGTTAATTTCTCTAAGGGCTGAATCAATATCTGATTTTGGAGTTTCAACAGGAGTTGGTGCCTTTACGGGTTCTTTTGGCATTTCTCCCTCGCCAGTGTTAGCCCAATCAATTAATCTTTCTCCGTCTTTTTCATTAAGTACATCATATCTGCCCTCAAAAATGTGGGTGTTGTCTTTTGCCACAGTAGCGACATGAGTTTCTTGGTCGATGTTGAAAGTCGCGGTGTAGTTGTATTCAATATCCTTTTCCTGCTGTGAACCAACTCCAACCTTTTTTGGAATTTGCTTACCATTCTTATCTTCCATTACATAATCATCTTTACCACGAGAAGTAGCAATGATATGAATTGGAGACTGAAGAATCTTTTCCATCAGCGCCGCATGTCTTGGCTTTAACTTTCCCCAGTTTGTAAAAGAGTTCCATTGTGTTACTTTATAGATTCGTTACTTCTATAAAGGTGTTTTCAACACTTTCTTATGCTTTCACATAAGTGCAGACTATATCTTCATCCTAATTGATTAATAACTCCTACGACTTCTTCTCTTGTCATACTTGTTATATTCTGCTTTCTCATATATTGTGTAATAATATTGTGATTTTCTTCTGATAAAAACATAACATTTTCCGGTGTATATCCAACGTTATTATCCAATCTATGTGCCCTATAATTGTCTACATATCCGTTATTGTACGCCCATTCCCTATAATTGTCAAAATCTTTCCATTCTTCACATACTGTTATCCCTCTTTCTCCGTAGCTTTTATAGCATACATCTTTGGGATAATAACATCTACTAATCATACTCCTGTAATTTGTGTAGATTGGTAATGATTTTCCATTTTTATAGCAAGATGTTTTCCACTTTCTAGGGCGTGTGTGGTCTATTTTTCGGATATTTGTTGAGCCTGTTCTTTTGCCAAGTTCAGAAGTAAGTTCCTTTAGTAAGCAACCACACGATTTTACTGCTCTTGAATCTTTTCTAAGAACATCATGTGATGTTGCTTCAAACTCATTTCCACATCTTAGGCATTTACATTTGAACATTTGGATATTTCGTTTTCCGTTATGTTTCTTAAATTCGTCCAGAATTAGAATATTATCATTATATGTATTACCGACATATATTTTCCAGTCTTTCAATTAGGAGTCCTCACATTTCAAATCACTTGATTTTACTGGTTCCAACACCATAGTCGTTGAGGGCAGGACTATTTATATCCATTCCCTGCTGATTACCCAATCTTATATCTTCTTAACATTCAAGTCTGATTATTCCAAACCTACTTTGTAGTGTATAAGCTCTAAGGGCGTTCCAGCATATAAGTGAGGAAACATTATATTGTTACCAATATAACGGGCCGTGAATGTGTTTACGCCACATTACAACCGGGCATCTTATCATGTACCTCATTCAGCCACTTCCATTCATGGCTAAGACTGTCGATGATAAGAATTTTGAAACCATTATCAACTGCCGCACTAATTGCCTCAATATAAGATTCTGATGTATAAGGCTCCGATAACTGTAAGTCGAAGAAATCAAATTCGTTAGCGTAATAACGAATACGTCCGTTCTCTGTGTCGATTGCCGCAATTCCCGCTCCACCAGCCTTGGTAAACATACCTGTTGCCAATTTCAAAGCTGTATACGTTTTACCGCTACCAGATGGGCCATTAAGAAGAACTTTTACCCAAATTTTTTCTCGTTTTGCTTTTTGAAAACTAAATCCTACTGCCATTATTATTACCTCGTATTATAAAATAAATTACTTACTCAAAAACTTATTAAGTTCCTCTTGCGCTTCTTCAAGCGCGGATACTGCTGACTTATATTTTTCAATCGCCTCTGCTTCCTTACGTCTTTGAGAGAATAATCTTGCTGTATCAATCTCCTTTACAAGTCTTTCGACACGTTTCATTTTTACACATGCGTTCTTGTACCACTGTTTGATAGCTGAATCTTTTGCTCGATAGTATTTTTCCATACAACGCGCTTTCGCTATCTTCTTGCCCTCGTCAATAGAAAATTCATCACGAGGGTCACACTTTGCTTTTCCCACGAAACAATCGGGAATCAGCGTCGTCCAATTGCTGTTAAATCCGAAAAAACTTTCATCTGCTTCTCCAACCTGCCGGACAATAGCTTTATGAGCATCAAGCTCTGTGCCCTTTAGGATGGCAACAACAGTCCGCTTTTCGGGATTAACAATGTACTCTACTGCCATTCGTTTTGTCTCCTTGTTTTAGTCGTTTTTATATGTCAAGCGTTTTGACTGTGAAACTATTATACCACACTTCTTTCCGTTTGTCAACACCCTATTTGTGAACTTTCAGTGAACAATTTGTTAATATTTGTTCATAATTCACTGTATCTCTCTTGCTCTGAACGTATTATAACACATCCGAATCCAAATGTCAACACCCCCCCTATATATTATATAATTATATTAATATATTATAATATATTAATTTATAGATATTTAATCTAGCTATATAAATT